TGACAAACGAGCAGCAAGCGCTTATTGAGATGCCGATCTGGATGGTGATCCTGCTATCCCTGATCGGCGGTATTTCCGGCGAGGCATGGCGGGCCGACAAAGCGGGGGTAAGCGGCTGGTCATTGGTTCGCCGCTTGCTGCTTCGATCCGGGGCCTGTGTGGTCTGCGGGCTCTCCACCATGATGTTGTTGCACGCATCGGGCATGTCGGTCCTGGCGGCGGGGAGCATTGGCTGCCTCACCGCGATGGCCGGCGCCGATGTCGCCATTGGCCTGTACGAACGCTGGGCCGCCAAGCGGTTGGGCGTGTGCGATGTGCCGCCCTCGGGCAGCGGGCAGGTCTGATGCTCTGGAGGCCAATAAATACGTGACCTGTAGAGTGTTGCATCAAAATGGTGCGCCGAAAAGTCGCCGGGGACCCTGGCAGCATTCGAGGGACACGGGGCATGAAACCCGCGGGAAAGCGTTAGCGGCAGGGCTGCCAGCTTACTGAAATTCAATCCATTGAAATTGAAAGACTCCATTGAAAAGCCGTTGAAAAAGGAGGGCTCATGACAGAACCAACCTACCTGTCAAAGAGCGCTTTCGCGGCTCGCATCGGCAGGTCACCCAGTTACATCACCTGGTTGAAAGATAACAACCGCCTGGTGCTATCGCCCGACGGCAAAAAGGTCGATGTCCTGGCCACCGAAGCCCTCATCGTTGAAACAGCCGATCCAAGCAAGGCCGCTGTATCGGCTCGTCATCAACAGGCTCGGATCGAGCGTGACGTTCACAGCCAACTCAGCCCCCTTGCCGAGCCGACTTCCACGGCTGCGCCGCAGCCAATAGCTACCGCCGGGAAACCTGCCGATTTTCAAAAGGCTCGCGCGCACCGCGAATACTACCTGGCGCAGTTGGCTGAGATGGAGTTTCACAAGGCTCAAGGCTCGATGGTCGAGATCGTCGCGGTTCAGTCGGGGGCCTACAACGCTGGACGCATGTTACGCGACACCCTCTTGGGCATGCCGCCCCAATTGGCGCCGGAACTGGCCGCTATGACTGATCCTTGGGAAATCGAACGACGCCTGACGGCAGCGTTACGGACAAGACTCGAAGAGGCCAGTCGCATGTCCGCAGAGGACTTCGGGCACACACTCGAAACCAACTGGGAGGTGGTTGATGACCCTGGCAAGATCTGATGGCGCGGAGGTCTACCGCGAGGCTTACTTTCGAGGTATGCAGCCTGATCCAGATGTGTGGATTGATGAGTGGGCAGATGAGTACATGCGCATACCACGCGACACCGGTGCCGCAGAGCCGGGTCAGTACCGCACCTCTCGGACGCCCTACGCCCGTGAGCCGATGCGATGCCTATCACCGGCACACCCGTGTAAACGAGTCGTGACCATGGTGGCCTCGCAGTTGATGAAAACGCAGATTGCGTTGAATTGGATCGGTGGGTTGATCCATATGGCACCGTCCAACATTCTCACACTGCTACCCAGCTTGGGGCTTGCCAAGCGGGTGTCGTCTCGGATCGGCAAGACCATCAAGGCCACTCCGGTATTGCGTGAGCGCGTTGCAGCAAGTCGCTCGCGGGACTCGCGCAATACCATGGACACCAAGGAGTTCGAGGGCGGCTCGCTGTATGTCACCACTGCGGGCTCCGCGGCCAACTTGGCCGAGTTGTCGGCGCGCTACATCTACGGCGATGAGGTCGACCGATGGGAAGTTGACGTTGGAGATGAGGGCGACCCTATCGAGCTGGCGGAAACGCGAGGCAGTACCTTCGGCCGCAACGCCAAGTTCTATTTTTCGAGCTCGCCGACGATCAAGGGCGCGTCACGCATTGCTGATCTGTTTGAATCCAGCGACCAGCGTTATTACTACGTGCCATGCCCGCACTGTGGCCACATGCAGGTGCTTGAATGGGAGAACCTTCTCTACTCAGCCGACTTTAGCGTGATGCATTACAAATGCGCTGCGTCCGGTTTGGACTGCGATGTGTTGATCGAAGAACACTTCAAGGGGCAGATGTTAGCCAAGGGTGAATGGCGCTCCCACAGTCCGGGCGATGGGGAGACCGTGGGCTTCCACCTCAACGCACTCTATTCGCCGCCGGGGTGGATGGATTGGAGGTCGCTGGCTAAGCAGTTCGAAAAGGCCAAAAAGGCCCAGGCCAAGGGTGACCTTGAACCCATGCAGGTGTTCTACAACACTCGTCTGGCAAAGGTCTGGGACAGTGCACAAGAGCAGACCAAGGCATCGGTCCTGATCGAGCGGGCTCGCAAGGAGGGTTTCTCCCTCGGTGCGATGCCTGCTGCCGTGATGATGATCACTGGCGCTGTCGACGTGCAGGCCGATCGATTGGAGTTCATGGCAATGGGCTGGGGTGTCGGCATGGAGCGCTGGGTCATCGATCACCGAGTAATCGCCGGTGACCCATCAGATGAGCGTACCTGGGCTGTCCTCGACGAGCTGCTCAAGGAACGCTACCGGCACCCTTGTGGCGTTGGCCTGGGCATTCTTGCGGTTGCTGTCGACTCCGGTGGTCACCACACGGATGAGGTGTATCAGTTCTGCCGCGTGCGACGCTGGCGCAACATTTTCGCCATCAAGGGTGCGAGCAAGCCTGGCAAGCCGGTGATCGCTCAGCGGCCTTCGATGGTTGATGTAACCTGGAAGGGGCAGACCGAGCGCGGCGGCGCCGAACTTTGGTTTGTAGGAACAGACACCGCAAAGGACTGGATCTACAACCGCTACCCGTTTGAGTCTGGCCCAGGTGCGGTGCACTTTGCCAACGACCTGCCGGATGAGTTCTTCGCCCAGTGCGTGGCCGAGCGAAAGGTCGCCAAGTACGTGCGTGGTCACAAGCGTATCGAGTGGATTAAGGGCAAGGCCGAGCGCAACGAAGCGCTCGACCTGATGGTGTATTGCCTGGCAATGGCGCACTACCTCGGCATCAACCGGTATCAGGAACACGACTGGGATCGGGTACGAAACTCTCTGGCCCAGGCTGGCTTGTTCGATGAAAAGGCGGTCACCGCCGAGCGTGTCACGGTCTCCGAGCAGGCTCCCGTGATACCGCAACCAGCGCCGCAACTCGTTGCCCCGGTCGCCCAACCGCGACCCGCTGCACCCCCTCAACGCCGCAGTTCAACAAGCGGTTACCTGAAGAGACGCTGATATGTCGTTTACCCCGAAGCACCTCGAGGCCATCGAGCGCGCCATTGCGCGCGGTGAAAAGACCGTGCGCTACAGCGACCGCACGGTGGAGTACCGCTCCATCGACGAACTGCTAAAGGCCCGCGACGAGATCCGCACGTCGCTGACCAACGCCGCCGGGCCACGCTCTCGCGTGATCCGGCTTACCCACGGAGGCAAAGGACTCTAATGGCCCGACACTATCCGACGTTGACCCGTAATGGATTCTTGCTGCCGTCGAACATCAAGGCCAGTTACGAAGGCGCTGGGGAGGGCCGACGTTCGGCCAGTTGGGAAGCCACCGACAACGGCATCAACAGCATCAACACCCCGGCACTGCGCAACCTGCGGGCACGTTCGCGGGCTGCGGTGCGCAATGACCCGTACGCCTTCAACGTCATAGACAAACGCGTCAGCAACCTGATCGGCACGGGGATCACGCCCAGGCCGACCACCGACGATGCCGAACTGCGCAAACTCCAGCAGCAGCTGTGGGACGACTGGGTGGATGAAGCAGACGCCGATGAGCTGACCGACTTCTATGGCATGCAGGCCCTTGTGGCCCGCACCGTCGAAACGGCCGGTGAATGCTTTGTGCGGTTGCGGCCACGCGGCCCGAGCGAAGGCTTGGCGGTGCCGCTGCAGCTGCAAGCGCTGGCACCGGAGTTTGTCCCGCACGATAAGTTCGAGGCGGCCAAAAACGGCAACGTGATTCGCGCCGGGATCGAGTTCAACCCGGCCGGTAAGCGCGTAGCGTATTGGATGTACTTGTCGCATCCCCGCGATTCGTCGTCGTTAAACGCCGGTTACAACCAGCTGGTGCGTGTGCCGGCGGCGCAGGTGCTTCATATTTTCGAGCCAATGGAGCCTGGGCAGCTACGTGGCGTGCCGCGCTTGGCGCCGGTACTGAAGCGCTTACGCAGCTTGGACAATTACGACGACGCGGTGCTGTTCCGCCAGGAAGTGGCGAACCTGTTTGCCGGTTTC